CTGTTAAATCATCAATCCACTTCCATCTTTTAGTTCCTAAAAATTCTCCGTATTCTTTTAAGTAAGCTCTAGGCATACCATGTTTTAATGCTCGTCTATAAACCATTGATGAATGGTTAGAATCTATTTCAATTAATTCAGGAAATATTGATTCTAATTCTTTTACATAATCTTTTGCTTTAGCTAATTCGTGTCCAGCAGAAAATAAATCAGGGTTTGAATCGTGGAATGATAAAGCGTGGTGGTCCAATAAATCACCTATAGACATTACGAATGTTGGCTTATATTGTTTTTTTAACTCTTTTAAAAAATTAAAAGAATCTTCTCTATGATATGGTAGGTGCAAATCTGAAATAATCAGAATCCTTCTAGTGTCCATAGACTACCTATTAGTTGTATTCGTTTTATTTAGCAAGAAATATTGTTATTAAAGCTAAAGCTAAACTTCCAGTAGCAACAAGTATAGACCAGTAAAGGTTTTCTACCTTTTTCTCTAATTTATACATTGATGTACTGAGTATTCTTATTTCTCTTTTAATTCCTGTGATATGCCCTTTAAAAGCTATTAATTGTTCGTTTTGTGTTCTTGCCATTGTCTTTTAAGCATTTGCAAGACTTTAGCAAGACACACCCACCAATCCAAAGTTTGTAAATGCAATTAATATTATGCAGTTTGTTTATCAAACTATTGTGTTTTAATAAAGTTATTTGTTAAAAGTCTTTTGTATATCCGAATACCAGTCTTTATAAAACTTCTGAACATCTTTTAAGTATGTTTCGTAGTTTTGTTTTAGTTCTTCGTATGTCGGTAGTTTAAATGTAAACATTTTATTCTCCGTTAGTTTAGGAGTATATAATGGTGCAACGCAATATAATCAAGTCTATTTTTTTAAATGTTCTTTAACCGACTCAATAATGTATTTGGCAATCTCCCACTTCCATTCTGCGTATAAACCAAGAGCTAATCCTAATATAAAATAAATCATTTTTAGCTGTATATTTTTTAATAGTTTATTCTATGTTAAGATTTTTAATTACCATTAAATTAATTTTTCAATATAGTTAAAATTAATAACTATTCTTTCATTTGTGTCTGTGCAAGTTGAACCAGAGTGTTTTAAAAAATTGTCAAAAATTACTAATTTATTTTCTTCAGATGAAATAATTTTACCATTTTCAAATTTTGTATAACCATCATTGTTATTAAGATAAAAGATAGCTGTACTACACTTAAAAGGTTGGTCTGTGTGCATACCATGTTCAATTATTTGATTAGTTTTGACTAAAAGATTTGCTTTAATTCTTATAAAAGATAATGGATTTAATATTTGTATTAAAGGTTTAAGACTATCAAACCAATCACTATGTTTTGTATAGTTATGATAAAAAGTGTGTGTAAATTGAACGAATCCATCTTTTTTGTGATTTACACCAAAATTTAAATACCACTGGAAGTAATCTGAATAAATAGTATTTTTAATAGATTCAAAATCTTTTTCTGGCAAACAGTTTTTTATTATTTTTATTTCTGACATTGTCCTTCCTTTTATTTTTAATATATTATATTTCTACTATATCCCAAGTCAATTTTGATTCGTTCCAAATATATCTATTATCATCTATTGGCATAGCAACTGGTGCGTTCCAAAGACAAGTATCTTCGTTTAATATCCAAGAGTTAAAAGGTTTAGGTGGAATAAAAGCATCTTTTGTTTGATCGTATTGATAACCTATTCCTGCGTAATTTTTTCTAAAATTTCTATTGTATGAAGTTTGTTTCCAAACATCTCTTGTGTTGTAAAGTTTATTAATAAAATCTACTCCAAGTTTTTCTTGTTCAATTCCATTACTATCTGTAATTACAGAATTGTTAATTGAGATTACATTTTCTACTATGTTTCCTGTTCCTAATTTTGCAAAATAAGCCATATATTATCCTGTGTAACTTCCTGAATCGTTAAATACTATAATAGTGTCAGAACCAGATGTTGTAACTGTTGGCGAACCAGTTGTAGTTCCTGAATAACTAGCAGTTGGCATACGAAGTATTACAACTCCTTTTCCACCAGCCCCACCTGCCCCTGAAGAACTTCCAGTATTTCCACCACAACCACCACCACTTCCAGTATTAACAGTTCCACTTCCTCCTGTATTTGTAGTTCCTGATGCACCAGCATTTCCTCCTCCTCCAGTTCCTCCAGAACCTGCTGTTCCTGAATTTTCATTTCCTCCACCACCACCTCCTGCTCTTGTAACAGATGAACCAGTAATAGAAGATGCTAACCCAGCACCACCATTTCCTCCAGTTGAACCAGAACCATTTACACCTACTGCACCAGCACCCCCACCACCACCTGAACCATAGTTTCCTGATACTTGACCACTTCCACCTGCATATCCTTGATTAGCTGTACCTGCTCCACCTGCTCTTACATTACCATCATCACCATAAGAACCACCTCCTCCAGAACCACCAACAGCACCAGCAGTGCCGGGAAAAGTTCCTCCACCTCCTCCTCCAAGAGATGTTATTGTTGATAATCCTGTGCCTGATATTGAACTATTACTACCAGTGTCCCCATTTCCAACACCTGGATTCCCTCCAATACGACCAGCACCACCAGCACCAACTGTTACTGTATAAACTGTTCCGACATTAAATGTTAAACTTGCTTCACTACTTCCTCCACCACCTGATGTTTCTGTTGAGTATGAATTTCTATATCCTCCTGCACCACCACCTGCTCCTACTCGTGAAGCACCACCTCCACCACCAGCTATTACTAAAAAATCTACTGAATAAGGTGCTGGTGCTAAACCGTCTGTTCCTTCTTGAATTCCTGAAGTTGCTAACCAACCTTGTGTTGAATCTATATAAACTAAAGTTACTCCTTCTCTATCTCCTGTTAATACTAGAGTAGCTGTACCACCTTCTATTTTATTTCCATTAGGAGAAATAGAAAGTGCATTGGTATCAAAAGTTCCTGCGTAATCTACTACTGCTACTTGTTGTCCAGCAGTTGGTGTTGCAGGTAAAGTTACTGTAAATGCAGAAGATGTTGTATTGCAAAAATATCCTTCTCCAGCAACAGCAGTAAAACCAGAAGTTTTAACTGAAGATTGCCAAGCAATACCAGAAGCAGGAGTTGCGAATGATAATACCCCAGAACCATTTGTAGTTAATACTTGTCCATTAGTTCCATCAGTTGTAGGTAATGTAAATGTTAAATCAGCAGATAAAGAAGCTGGTGCTTTTAAAGCAACATAGTTAGTTCCATTAGCTGTTGTTTCTCTAAAACGAATTTCTTTTTGATTATCTAAAATTAAATTTACTGTTGTTGTATTTGCTGAATCTGAAAGTGTTAAAACAGTTCCAGTAGCAGTAGTGGTTAGTCCAGTAATTGATACTGTTGAATCTAACCAATTTACTGTGTTAGCTGAATGGTCAATAGTTGCTAAAGAAATATCATCAGCACCATCATAATATTTTAATGTAGGTGTAGTTGGAGAAGTTGTATCTAGCCAAAGTTGTCCTGCGACAGCACCAGTTGGTCTTGATGTTCCTGAATTTGTTGTTTGAATTGCTGATAACGCATTATTAAGATCGCTTCTAAAAGCTGGGAAACCTTGATTCGCTATATTATAATCGTGTTGTGCCATAATCTACCTAATATCTTAGTTAATAACCTTTTGCAATATAATCAAAAGTTTTACTTATTCCAGTACCACCACTATTTTTGAAAGCCAAATCAAAACCATTTATAGTTTTGTTGCTCAATAAAAAGAAATCGCCAGTAGCTAATCCTTGTGCAGTAATACCAACAGCATAGTTAACAGAATAAAATGGATTTGTAAATGTTACTGTGTAAGTACCAGCACCAGAACTAATATCATTTCCACTAAATATTCTATCTGGCATATCAATACTTACTGATAAAGCACTAATAACTGGAGTAGATGCTAAGTCAAATGATCTTAAAAATACTCTAAACTTGTAATATCTTGCTGTGTAATCTCCAACGACAAAGTTTCTAAAATCAGTATAAGTTATGTTATCATTTGATAATGCTATTTCTAAATGTGCATTACAATTAGCTGGAGTGTCTCCATCAAAGTTAGAACCTGCGTCATCAAAATCGCCAGTTCTTAAATCAAATAGATCATCTAAGTTATCTGAAGTTTGTGTAATAGAAGCAGTTACTCTTGAAGTATAAACACCACCTATGTCTATTGGATTTGCAAATACATAGTTACCTTCTGCGTATAGATCATAAGACGTAACACCAGAATCAAAAAAAGAAGTTCCTGAATCAAAATTACCAGTTGCACTATCAAATAGTTCTGATGAATCTAATCTTAAAGTACCATCAGAAACAACTGTTTGATTTTTAATCCCTGAAAATGTTGGTGATTCTGTTTGTGTTACAATAGCATTAAAGTTTCCTATTGTTGATACATTGGTTGCAATAATTGTTTCGTTAGAAGAATAGTTACCATTTTTATCTACTGCTTTTATAAGATATGAACCTACTCTTGCTGGAACTGTAACTGAAGTAGCTGGTCTTGCAACTTTTTCAACTAAAGAAACTGAGTTAGCCCAAGAAGCACCACTTGTTTGTGTTGAATATCTTATTTGATAATAAGCTAAATCTAAGTCTGTAATTTGTTGCCAAGATAAATGTGCATCTCCACCAATGATGTTACATGAAAAATCTGTTACATCAGAAGGTGGTGCTATTCCACCAATGATAGTTCTTGTTGCAGAAGTGTAAGTAGATGAAACTCCTAATGTATTAAATGCTCTAACTCTTACATTATAAATAAATCCATCTTTTACGTTTAATATTCTATGAAACAATCCTGTTACCTGACCAGATATAAGATAATCTGTATCTGTGCTTAGTTTGTATTCTACTTGGTAGTAATCCACGAAGTTATCTAGTGATGCACCTATTGTTACATCTAGAGCTGTAATAACAACTCCGTCTGAATATTCAATTAATTGGTCATCTAAAGTAACTGAAGCTGGTGCAGATACAGAATTAGGATTTGGTAATGTTGTATCAGCTATTGTAGGTGCTTGTGCTTTTTCTGACCAAGTATAGAAATTATCTTGATGTTCAATAAGTTTTAAAGAAACTGTTGAATCTGTATTTATGCTTAATCCATAAACTCTAAATAATTTAGAACTAAATCCACCAGTAGAATATGTTAAATCAACTAAGTCACCTATTGTTAAATTAAGTGCCTCTGAAGTTACCATAACCTCAACAGCTAAAGCATTTCTAGATCTTCTTAATATAATCTCGCATAGTTCCTCAGCTTGATATGGATTTGTAATTCCTTGAAAAGTAAAATTTCCTTCTAATAAAGTTCCATTATCTTCAGCTAATAATGTTGCGTGTTGATCTCCAACTGGCAAAGCTGAATCGTCTGCTGGTGGATAAGTTATAGTATCTTCTTGCCACTCTTTATCAGGATTTACAAATGTTCCTATTACTCTGTTATATTTGGTATTTTTCTTTTCACCAAATATTTTAATTCCACCGATAATATTATCTTTGTTTAAACTTAATTGTGATGAACCAGTATTTTCTATAATTAAGAAATACTTACCTTGTGTGTAGGTAAATATTGCTCTCATTGGATTTAATAATTCTCTTACATTGTCTATAACTTTTTGCTCAGTATCTAAAACTATATTTGTTTCAAATAAATCTATATCTGATGGTGCTGAAGTGTAGGGTGTTACTTGTGTATCACAAATATTTGCACTTGTTTTAAATGAATCGTAATTTGTTTCAAATGAAGAATTTGGTAAACCTTTTCCATATCTAGAATTTCTTAAATAATCTAAAAGACATAAAGCCGAGTTATTAGAATAAGTCCAAGTAGATGCTGTGTCTTGTCTATGAGAACCAGAACCACCCTTTGTTGAATCTAGTCTAGGATCGTAAATTTTTTTACCTTTAAGAACTACTTTTATTTCTGGCAAAGAACTAAAGGCATCTTGATTCCATTTAAATTTAAAAGCTAAATAAGCAACTCCAGATAATTTATGATTAGAACCCCAGTTTGTTGATTCGTCTAATAATGATGAAACTAATTGACTATCTAATCCATAAAATGATTGAACTGATATTAAACTTTCATCTTTATAAAAATTTGTATCTGAACTATCTACTGTTCTTACAGTGCCATCAGTTAATGCACCTGACCAAGTTACTAATTTATCATTAACATAAATTTCATCTATAGATTCAATTCCATTACCACCACCTTCGCAAAGAACGCCTGCCATATAAAGATATGTATTATCTGCACCAGAACTTTCTACAAATACTCTTGCTATACCCACTTGCCTTCTTCCATAAACTACTGGAATGGCAGTATTATTAGATGCTTTATTAACTAAAATACCTTGTGCAGTTTCTTGACCTTGCACATTTCTTTTTGGTGGTTCAGGTTTTAATACCCAAGAAATTGCTGTTGTAACTACAAGTTGAACTACAAACGCTGTTACTGGATCAAAACCCATTATGGAACTCCCTTTTAAATTTCATAGATCTTCTATAAATAACTGAGTCATCAGATATTCTTAACCATTTTAAAGGTTGATCTACCTCTAGTAAATTTCTAAAATATTCTTTGGTCCACTTCATAATTTCTCTTAAATGACTTTTAGCAACTGTTTCTATGTGCCAAATATTATTTCCTGATTTCCATTCATTAGCTTTTAATTTTCCAGTTGTCATAAACCTTTTTTCAACTTCATCACTTAAATAAGCCCAGTTAGTAAAACCAACCACTTCACCATTAACTTTGTGTAGTTGATATTGTTCTAAATTAAAAGAAGGTAATATTGCATTTACTAAATCTTGGTATTTCATTTTATCGTATCTTGGGAACTGCCTATACAGATGTATAATTTTATATAAATCGGTTATGCTTTGCCCCATTTAATGTCCTTTGCTGTTTGTGAAGCATAATCAAATCCAACATCAGTTGGAAAATGTAACGCTTGTGAATTAGTATTAGTTTTTCTTCCTTTAATTTTATCAAAATCTGCCCAATGTGAAGCAATAGAAATTGAAACAGTTGAATTATTGTTATCTTCCTCAATACTTAAGTTTTCAATTCTTCCATCAAATAATAAAAATGGGTAATTAATTAATGCTTGGTTCTCGTCTAGAAAACCTCTATAAACCCAAGCTCTTTTATCCATATAATCATTATTAAGAAATAAAGAGATTATAGTTTGATCTGCACCACCAAATTTTACTACTAAATTACTTACAGATACTTCTGATGATTCTGCTGATTCAGAACTTCCTAAAAATAATGATGATGCGATATAAGTATTTCCATCAAAAGTAATATTTTTATAATGATCTGTATAATAAGTTCCTGTGCTTACTCCTAGATAAACAAGTTCAACTGGATTAAGTTTATTTGTTGCAAGTTCTGTAATTAAGGAAGCATTTAATGATCTAGTCATTATAATACCTCTATAAGATCAACTTCGTATTGATAATAGTTTTCTGTGCCTACTGCAAATTCCTGAATATCGTTTGTTAAACCAACTGTAAAATCTACATTAGAATAAATTATAACTGCATTATCACTTACTGAAGTTCTTAATGGTGGTTCAAATGTTAATGTTCCAGCACCAGAACCATTAGAATTTACATCTTCAACAATCATATAAACTTTGTTTTGACCAGTAAATCTAAAAAAGTCTCCAGCTTTAAATATTCCGTTTGTGCTATTTGCCATACCATCTATTGAACAAGATGTTGCACCTGCACTTACAGAACCATTTACAGAAATAACTCCAGTAGCAACTCCTCTGGTTGTTGAAACTGTTGCTGGTACATATTGAAAAGATTCTAATTGTGATCTTTGTTTCATTATGAAAGCCATAATTGGTGCAAATTCACTTCTAGTCATAACTGGAAATTGTAAAATTAAAGCAAATCTTTGACCATCTATTTGTCTAGCTTGTCGTCTGCCAGAAGTGGTTGTTGAAACAATAGTATTTTGTTTTGAGCTTATTCCTACTGATTTAGTTGCTGGTGTTGATGGAAATGCGCCACTCATTATATTAAACTAGGTTTTCCTTTACTGTTAAGTGCTTGGTTCATAATATTAACTATAGTTGCTCTATTATCTAATAGTAATTCTTTAACACCTTTAACATCTGTTGCAACAATCGTAAAGTTGAAGCTATTCGCTTTAGACTGCAAGTCTTGGTTCGGTATGATGTTTCCATCGGAACTTGGTATAAACACCTCTCTACCACGTTCTCCTACAGTATAAGGCGTACCTGCATTAACGGCACCACCCTCTGCCATAAAGAATGAACCAAAATCAAAGGAACTAAATATAGAACCTAAATCAAATCCACCACCCCCACCACCACCAAATATATTGCCCATACTTCCAACAATATCACCTAGTGAACCACCTATTGAACTGAATATATCTCCAACACTAGAACTTAATGATGATAAAATATCACCTATACTGCTTCCTATATTATTAAATATGTCATCAGTATAAGAACCTATATTAGTAAATATATCTGATACTGATGTTAAAATGGTATCAAATGATGATTTTAATTTGGTCCATAATTCATCAATTATATTTGATAATTGTTTTCTAGCCATTTCTTCTGGGTTAGAATCTGTTACACCATCACCAATTTGTTTTCTTCTCTCTTTAGTAATTTCTTTTTCAATAGCTAATCTTTTTAATCCTAATAAAACTGCTATTTCATCTAAAGCTAATAAAGCAAGTTTAGCTAATTGTTCTTCTATTAAACCAGAAATAATTTTTACTAATAAATTTCTAGCTATATCTGTAAATGATGCTTGTAAAGATTTTCCAAGAACTATTGATTCAGCTAATGCTTTAGAAACATCTTTAATTCCACTAACCATTCCTTGTGCAATTACAGAATAAATATCTTTAAATTGTGCTTTTAAATCAAATGCGGCAACTTGTAATGCTTGAACTGTTTTTTGTGTAGCTGACAATTCTGCTGGTACTTTTGTTGTTTCTTCTACAACAGCTTTTGTTTTTGGTGGAATTACTTCTAATTGAATTGGTTTGCCAAATACAAACTCTTTAAATTCTTTATACTTTTTTCTAACATCATCTAAAAATCCTGCAAATTTTTCAAACGCTTTGTTTAAATATTTATTAATATTATCGGCAACTGTTTTTATAGGAATAAATAAATCAGATAATATTTCTGAGAATAAAGCAATTAATGGATTAACAATTTCTAAGGCATAAATAAAACCTTGTAATATATTTCTAACAAATAAAGTTATAATATCTATAATTGGTTGTAGTGCTTTTAATAATTTAGTTAATTGATCTACAAAACCAGCTAATTCTTTTTGATCTCCTATTTGAAATAAACCAGCTTCTATTGTTTCAAAAAAATTTTTAAAAGAAACATTTAAATCAAAAATAGGTTTTACTGAGTTATTTGCTCTTTTTTCTAACCCTATTAATAAGTTGTCTAATATTAATTGTGAACCCTCAGCAGTATTAGATAATCTCATTAATGCTTTTTCATCTAATCCTAATTCCTCTCTTAGTATTTGAAATGCTGGAATACCATTAGCTACTAATTGATTTAAAGATTGTATATTAAAACCACCTTGAGCTCCTCGTGCAAATAATCTAGTTAAATCATTTAAAGCATCTACTTTGTTAGTTGCATTACCAGCAGTTTGTGTAAATATTCTTAAAAGTCTATCAGTTGGTGCTACACCATTTTGACTTAATGTAAGAAACGATCTGCCTAATTGAAGTATGCTAAATTGAGTTGTTTTAGCAAATTCAGATAAATCATTAAATGTTTGTGTTCCTTTTTCAATAGAACCAACAGCACTTATAATGTTCCCTCTTAGTTCTTGAAATGTTTTTGTAACATCTATGATTTGTTTCCCAAGCGATACTAGACCAACAGTAGCAAATCCAATTACTGCGTTTTTAAGTGTTAAAAAACTTTGTTGTGTATTATCAGTTTCTTTGCTTACGCCTTTTAAATTATTCTTAATATCATTAAGTGCTTTTGTGGCATTATCTATTGCGGAGATTGTTATTTTTACTTGCTGATCTGCCATAGTTTAGTTTATCTTTTTCTGCCTTCACTTTAAAATACGCTATCCAATAATAAAATTCTTCCTCAGTTAGAGAAAGCATTTCTTCCATACTTTTTTTTAATTCGTGACCAAGAGCAAGTATGGTGTAAAGCTCTTTGTCAAATCTTACTTTTTTTCGGTATCTTCGTAAGAAGCACTATTCAACATTTCTGTTGCGACTCTAGCTATAACATTTGCGTCAGCATTATTCAATAATGTTAGCTTATCATCTAGCTTAAACATTTTGTTTCCTTCAGAGTCTTTTGCTTTTAAAACGATTGCATCTACTAATACTCCTAGATCATCATTCTTAGCACCTTTAAATAGGTTTCTTTTTTCACCAAGTGTAAATGGTGAACAATAAATTACCAAAGGTTTGCCTTCCTCGCCCCATTCAGCTACCTCAATCTTTTTAATTCCTAAAGATTCAAACTGTGCCTTCACTCTATCTATTACTGCCATATATCTTCCTTTTCTAATTAATTATTAATTTGCTGTTCCAATAGTTACTGCACCGTTACCTTGGAAAGTAATTTCTGCTTCAACCATTCCATCAAAAGATGCACTTACATTATATCCAGTTACGATTGCATCAACAGCATAAAATTTGTCACCAGATTGATTTCCTTCTGGAAATAAATTTAAAGTAATTGATGAACCAACTGTGCATAATAATTGACCAGCATCAGCTTCGTCAAAAAATACACTTGCTGAACCTGAACTAGCTTTTAAACCAGCTTTATAAGTTCTTACAGAATCACCCATTGAAGTATCTT